AGCGGCTATCAAGGTGTAACTAATGAAAAGAAGGAGAGAAAAGATAAAGTTAGTGGTAAAATTACTTTATCTGAACGTGGTACAATCAGTGATTCCGAATATATAAAAGAAATTGTTTACACTCTTTCTAAAAAGAGTGATAATGGCATTAAGGTTAACAGCTCGCCGAATGGCATTCCATATGAAGTATACACCGCATTGCCCGATACATTTGACGAATTTTCAAACTTATTTATTGACAGCAAAACTGGTGATATTATTAACGTTGAAAAGTTCAAAAAGAGAATACTTGGTCTTACGTCATATTTCAGAAGTGCTCAAGAAGAATTGTTGCCTCGTTATGATAAGGCGTTTGATAAGCATCCTATTTTTATTCCTATGAGTGACTATCAATTCAGTAAATATGAGGAATATAGACAAGAGGAAAGAAAATCAGAAAAGGTCAAAAAAGGACCCAAGGAAACCGTTGACAAAGATGGTACATTTAAGGAGCCAACATCTACCTATCGTATTTTTTCACGTTTGGTGTGTAATTTTGCGATGCCTACACCGCCTGGACGTCCAATTCCTAAGAATTTTAGAAAAAAGGTTTTTACTGAACCCATATTTGGTCCCGATGGTGAAGTAATAGATGTAAGAACTACGACTTACAGAGGTCTTGACGTGGTAGGTGTAAAAAAGGGCGACGAAAAAGATATTGCTAATGTAAGAGAATATTTTCAGGCAGACAAAGAAAGAATGGAAAAAGAGAGAGCAGCAGAAAAAGATATTGTCCCCCCACCTGCGAATGAAACAATTGCTCAAAAGGGTAAAAGGGTTTTAGAAAAATCTAAACTTGCGTTAGAAAAGGCGCAAAAAGCTCAAGCAAAAGCAGAAGCGGATGCTAAAAAGGAATTAGAAAGAGCTCAGAAAGAAAATGAAAAAGCAGAAGCAAAGGCGCAAAAAGAACGAGCAAAGGAACAAGAGAAAGAAAGAAAAGATTTGGAAAAAGCAGAGGAGAAAGAACGAAAGGCTCTTGAGAAAGCATTAGCAAAAGCGGAAAAAAAGTCTAAAAAAGGTGGTGCTGGGTCTGATTCTGATTCTGATTCTGACGCAGATGAATTAGCAGGAGAAGAAGCCGAAGAAAAAGAAATTGATGATCAAGCTGATGAAAAAGGAGGCGATGATTTTATTGAAATTGAAGGCATTAAAGATGTTGACGCAAAGCAAAGAGATTTTGATGAATTAGAAGGCGATGAAATATTAGAGTCATTTGGCGATGTTGAATACAAAACCGCAATTGCCCAAGCATATGCTCTAATCAAAAAATACAAATCGGATTTCTTGTCACCTGAGAAGCTAGAAATATATAGTCCCAAATTTTTAAGAATGTTACAGAATATTGAGGATCCGGAGCACAGAGGATTACATCTAGTTTATAGTCAATTTCGTTCTATGGAGGGCATTGGTATTTTTGCTCTCGTTTTAGAAGCCAATGGATTCGCGCATTTCAAGATTAAGAAGACAGGTATTGATAGCTGGGAACTAAATATGAGTGAGGAAGATATGGGCAAGCCAACTTATGCTCTATATACAGGCACAGAAGAAGCCGATGAGCGTGAAATTATTCGTAACATTTATAACGGAATGTGGGACAATATCCCGAATAATATTGCCGAGCAATTGAGACGCAGAAGTGCTAATAATAACTTGGGTGAGATTATCAAGGTCTTAATGATTACATCGGCTGGTTCCGAGGGCATCAACTTGCGTAACACGCGATATGTTCATATTATGGAGCCGTATTGGCATCCAGTGCGTTCAGAGCAGGTTATTGGTCGTGCTCGTCGTATTTGTAGTCATAAGGATCTTCCTATTGAACTCCAAACCGTAGAAGTGTTTATTTATATTATGATTTTCACACAAAAACAGTTGGATAGTGATAATGCGATTGAACTGCGCATCAGCTCAACGGATAGAGGAAAGATTTCACCGTATCCAATCCAAACTTCGGACGAGAAACTGTTTGAAATATCAAATATAAAGGAACGTCTATCGTCGCAGTTGTTAACTGGTATTAAAGAGGCGTCTATTGATTGCGCAACATATACAAAATCAAATACAAAAGAAGGACTTGTTTGCTTGTCATTTGGAAAACCATCCGTTAACGATTTTTCTTACAATCCGGATCTATTCAAAGACGAGAATGACGCGGTTGCGGCAGCAAATCGTATTACAATTGACTGGGAAGCAAGACCATTTACCGACAAATATGGCAAACAATATATGATGAGGGTTGATAATAACCAGATCTATGATTATGAGAGTGTAATGCAAGCACTGCGAGTACCAGGTGTACGACCCGTATTATTGGGTAAATTGGTTAAGAACCGTGAAGGAAATTTTGAAATTGTTCGGGATAAAGTATAAAAACAAATATTTTGGAATTTATTATATTATTTTATAAACTGATAATATAATACTTATGGATAAAGCAAAGGAAAGCTTAGATGATGATATTTTGGATAATGAATTTCATCCTGAAGCATTTATAAGAATGGGACAATCACTTGATATGCCTGGAGAAATAGATAAAGAAGAACTCAAGGTACTTCCTAGACGCAATCTACTTAATATTTTATCAAAGAAAACCTCTGTAATTGTAAAAGCCAGTAATCAAAAATAAAAATTAGTTGTCTTCTTTAAAACTTATAATTTGTTTTACATTACTAGACAACTCAGTCATCATTGTAAACAATGTGTCAATTTTCTTATTCATATCATTTATTTGTGCTTGTATATTCGGTTCGGAGTTTTTTATAGGTTCTGGAACCTTCTTTAATTTGTTGAATATGTTAGTTGGTATATTTATAGTGTCTTTAAAATCTGGTTCTGTATATTCTTCAATTGTCAGAGTCATATTGTTGCTTTCATTAAATGAAACTTTCTTCAAAGGCGTTGAGTCAGACTTTATCAAAAAAGGTTCCCCAGATGAAGGAGCTTCTTGTTCTAATGTGTTGACATATTTATGTTTCCTTTGACTAGTATCATTTAGTTGCTGGTGTTGCTGTTTCTCTGTTCTTAGTGATGTATTATTTGGTTTTAACCATTCATCTGTATTTTGTCCTGTATTTGTATTTTGGTTTGTATTCATATTTGTATTAATTTGCTCAATATCAAAATTACGCTTGGCAATTGTCTCGGCAATTAACGCCTCCATTTCTTTGATTTTACTATTTTCAGCCTTGTCTGAGAAATCCAGATCCTTAGGTTTCTTAACTGTTACTAAGCTTTCAAAATCATTGCGTCTTTGGTTTACTTGTGTTTCAAATTCGGTTTGCCTTGCGTTATGTATATCTTCAACTTTATAAGGTTCATTACTAACAATTTCATCGCTAATATTTATTAGTTTAACTGGCTGTTGCTGATTTATATTTGGAAATAGTCGGTTCACTGCGGCGACTATTTGCGTCAAAAATATTTTATTCAAATTCATTAATCCGGAATTTGGATTTGCTTTTGCTAAAAAAGGATTAATATTGCTTTCAAATACGGAGCGAATATTGGTTACTATTGCTGTATTCTGCGGATTTATGTTGAGCTCATCTAACAAGACCTCCCAAAGCATATTTATATTTTTATTAGTTTTAAACTGCTGTAAATGATTCATATTTATATTTGTATTCATTTTGTTAGTTTATATAGAATAATAACCTAGTATTTATGTTATTATTTTACTTATTTATAAATCCTCATTATAAAATACTTTTCTAAATTGCGCCATATATTTATCTTTCATAATATGTGTCTTTAAATAATGCGATGTAATCTTGTCTTCTAGCATATGTATTATAAAATATAAAGAATAAATTCCACATTCTGTGTTCTGATATTGATGTTCAACTGGATAATTCTGGTCAAATTTGAAATCAATACGACTATTACCTGGCAGTGCGTGTCCTTGATCAGTAACAGTATTAACAAATTTCATCACCTGTTTTGGCGCTTTATCTCCGGCACTATCAAAGAAGAATATTTCACCCTTTTTAATATTAATGAACATGGATATCCAATGTTCACCGCCTTTATAATGGGGATCCGTGTTAAAAATTATACCAATTTTACTTTTTCCTCTTTTAATCTGTTCCGCCAAATTAAAGTGACATAATTCTTCCCATACACATTCACCATACAACTGATGTGTGTCATAGTCAATTGGAGATGGACCAATAAAGTCAAAACAAGAATAAGTCTTTTCATATTGATTCATTACTTCAATAATATCAATACTAGAAAGCCATTGGTTTGGATTCTTTTTCCATTTTTCTGGTGTTGCGGGAGAAAACGAATCTAGTAATTCTTTTTCCATTTTTGTACCTTTTGTCATCTGCCTCACCCAGCACGACTCCTTGTTACAAATATTGGCGTAATAATTCTTAAGCATATTCCAGATTTCCTTGGAATCATTGGTTGTAATTGGCTTATCGGGATGTCTCGCGTTCCACATATTTCGTAACTTATGAAGATCATCGTCAGTGTAACAAGTATATTCTTTCACTTCATTCTTACCTTTTGGGCTACAATTCAACTTAACAAATGGCTTAATATTTACTTCTTTTGCTTTGTTAGTTTGTTTTACTTCAATTATCTTGTGTTTTTTTTTATTTTTGTTTTTATTTATACGTGTAACCTTTTTATTTGTAGCCTTTTTATTTGTAACCTTTTTATTTGTAACCTTTTTATTTGTTTTCCTATTTTTTATTCTTATTGATTTCATATACATTAGTGATATTTTTCTTTTCTATAAGATTTTGATTTTGATTTTGATTTTGCTTTAGATTTTGATATTTGACTTTTGTAAACCAATCCAATGGCAATTTATTAATATCATCTACGCCTTCTGAATGGGATGGCTTGGTTGTCTTTTTGTATACACGTTGAGGTTTTACTTCTAAGCTTTCTTCTAAGCTTTCTTCTAAGCTTGCGACCGTTTCTAAGCTTTCTTCTAAGCTTGCGACCGTGTCTTCTTCTTCTTCGTTATCACTAAATTCGTCTCCTTCTTCTTTTTCGTTATCACTTAATTCTTCTTCTGCTGCTGCGCTTATGTCATCTTCATTTGACCGATCTGCTTTCAATTTCAAGTAATAGACACTCTTTTCAATAAAATACGTAAAACTATTACGCACATCTTGTAAAAGATCATTCGGAAATTCGTCATTTAAACACTTGGTAAACAGTTCGTTAATTTGCTCCTTATATATCTCCTTATCTGACTTCATTGCATCCTGCTCTTTCTGCTTAATTTTGTTATTCAATTTATGTAATTGAGACTTACTGATTAAAAAATTCAGTGTAATTTGATTCACAAGGTCGTCTGACATTTTCTTATATTGTTAGTTTAAATAATTATTTATTTGTTTAACGAATAAATAAATATATTAATTTATTTTTGATTTTGCATTTGAGATTGTATTTGAGATTGTAATTTAGATTGTATTTGAGGTTGTAATTGAGGTTGTAATTGAGGCTGTAATTGAGGCTGTAATTGAGGTTGGCAAGTGGTTGGCTTAGTCAAGTCCTTCACTTGTTGTCTAGTCGCATTATTAAATAGACCAAATCCAATTATTTCTGAATTTGGATTCGGGTTAAACATATTGAATTTCTCATTCTTGAATAAGTCAGGAAAAGGTTGATCAATTTGCTTAGTATTCTGCCACTTATATTTATACAAGCTACTTTGACTATTGGGTACATATGTTGCCTGATCACAATTCTGTAATGCGTAAATTTGACCACGCAGATCGGATTCATGGTTCACGTTGGAAGCATATCCCGACCACGGACCGAAATCATTACCCGGATTAAATGTATGTGCCATATTGTAAGTTGCTTCCTGCTTTAAAGGAACATTGACTTTCTTTCTTAAGTCAATAATTGGCATTGTTGCGTATTTAGTAGACACAGGCCTGGCATCTAAATACGGTTGTAATTGTTGACTTGGAACATTTCGGTTATATGACCTATAATTCATTACATTTGCTCTCTGCGAGGCCGATCCGTCATTAAAATCAAGTTCATTCATATTTATATATTTAAATATTATTATTTCTTTTTATTATTTCTATTGTTTTTATTGTTTTTGTTTTCTTTATTCGTTAAATATATAAATAAATGTTTTTTTCAAAAGATCTACATAAATTCCAGACACAAATGTTTGATATAATTACAATATTATCCTTTATATTATATTTTGTAATCGGAATAGGCATATCAGCAAATGCTCCTGAATATTTAGGTACATTACAAGGTTATACCAAATTATATGTGAGTCTATTTCTAATATGGCGCTTTAATCCATTCAGGCGCGTTCGTTTTACTGAATTAGATGGCAGGATTGCTTTCAGTGCTGGTATGTTCCTACTAACAACTACTGCTTTTGAAAGTTTTGCTACTTATTATCTAAATAGTATCAAACAAATTGTACGAATACCAAAATATTTTTAGATGTTACGTTTCTTTAATGTCTTGTTTTTAGAATTTGGGTTTAACTGATGCGTCTTACTTGTTTGATTGTTTACCTTGTTTTTTGATTGTTTAATTGCTTTATTACGTTTATTAAAAAACGCTTGAATATGCTGTAGAATTTTCTTTGAAATCGCCTTGTCAACTGCTAGCTCACCTATATCTTTTTCTACATACGTGTAGTTGTATCTTTTCATAAAGGCTACAATATACGCCTTCATTGATGTAGGATCATCATTATTTAGGAGCCCGCTTGCTATAAAACGGTCCACAATTGTTGTAAATTGTATATCATATACGTAAGGTTTAATATTAACATAAAATACATTATCTCTACTCATACCAGGATGATAAACGTCGTCAATAAAACACACATCCGTCGTATCTGGAATTTTTGAACATCGCATCAGATCCGAATGAGTTTTAGAGTCGGTAGTTCTACAGAGCTCAACGTGTTTGCCATTGACCTTGTATGCGCCAATTACCTGGTCAAACAAATTAGGACTGGAAACCTTGTCTTCAAAATAGGACTTTATTTGAACTGACCACTCATATGGTCCCTGATTATTTGTATAGATCATTATTTTGTAGCAATGTTTTTCCCTCTTTTTTTCCTTTAAATAGGTTAATATATTTATTATATTCGGTCTCAAAAATTCCGGATACAAATCCAGTGTTTTGTTAAAAAAATCTTGATTTATGTTGAAATCTATTTTATTATCTTTAATGTATTTTTTTAATGCGTCCCAAAACATACCAAATTCAGAAAAATAACCTAGGGTTTCGTCTAAATCAAATACTACTATTTTGGGGCGACAACTCATAATTATTTATATAATATGATGATATTTAATAATTCACCCAAAATATAATATTATGTAATATTAACAATACACAATACCAATGTCCGATGAACTAACAAATCAGGACTATATAAATATTTTAACTTACTACAAAATGGATATTCCGAAATCCAAACGCCTCCTCAAGAAGCAGGCAGAAAATATTATGTCTGAAAAGTTATGTAGGTGTATCAAGAAGGTCAAGAAATCTAACAAGAAAATTACTGAAGGAGAGGCAATTGGCATATGTACCAAAGTGATCTTTAATAAAAAGGGTTATACACGAGGAAAATTTAGATGCCAGAAAAATAGGACATTGAAATTTAGACATACTAACAAATAAAATATATCCGATTATTGTAGTTTATATTTTATGTCTTCAAAAATAAATTATTATGATATTATTATTGTTGGAGCAGGGATTGCTGGCCTTTACAGTGCTTATAATATACAACAAATGTCCCCTAAGACATCATTTATGGTCTTGGAAAAATACAAGAAGCAGTGGATTGGTGGCCGTCTCAATAATGAAGAATTTTACGGGACACAAGTTGTAACTGGCGCAGGAATTGGTCGCAAAGGGAAAGATTATTTGTTAGTTGATCTTTTAGACAAGATGAATATTAAGTACAGTGAATTTGATATTAATATGAAATACATTGTTAAGAATCCAATTTCTATTTCTAAAATTGTAAAGGAACTTCGTCAAGAATATAAAAAACAATCTGAACCAGTTACTACCTTTAGGCATTTTGCGAAGGCTTATTTAGGAGACGCTAAGTATAAAGATTTTATTACAAGTGTTGGTTATACTGATTACGAAGACGAGGACGTTCATCAGACGCTTTACAAATATGGAATGGATGATAATTCTGCTGGCTGGACTGGTCTGAATATACCTTGGCATCAATTGATTCAAAAATTGGTTCATACAATTGGCTCACAACACGTGAGAGCATCTAACAATGTTGAAAGTGTTGTCAAAGTACAAGATAATCCTTGTTTGTTTGAACTTGAAACTGAAAAAGGTGTCAAATATTACTGTGGAAAGGTGATTATTGCGACGACAATTACAGGAATTCACAAATTGCTACCTAAATATAAGATATATAATCAAATCAAACCGCAGCCATTTTTGCGCTTGTATGCGAAGTTTCCGAAAGCATCAGCACTAATTATGCGCGAATTAGTACCGACTTATACGATTGTCTCTGGACCGTTACAGAAGATTATTCCAATGTCCTTAGATAAAGGCGTGTATATGATTGCTTATTCAGATAATAAGAGCGCATTATTATTAAAAGATCATTTGGAAAACAATGCTACAAATCGTGAGTTCTTTTGCGACTTGTTAGAGAAAACAATAGGAATTCCTACTAACACATTAGAAATAACGGCTTTGCTAAATTTCTATTGGCTCGTTGGAACGCATTATTATCTACCATTGGAACACACTTTGCGACGAGACTTCATTGATAAAGCACAGCATCCGATGCCAAATATGCTTGTTGTAGGTGAAGTGGTAGCGGAAAATCAAGGATGGACCGAAGGTGCCCTAGATAGTGTCAAAAAAGTATTGACTAAGCAGTTTTTACTTACGTAAATGTGATATATTTTGTTAAATTAATATAATTAACTTAACAAACTAGATTTAATATTTTGGTTTACCCAAAAACATATTGATGAATTGTTGCCCTGAAATACCGTCTTTTCTGGCATAATACGAATATATACGTCTGCCGGAACCAGCTCCAGTATTACTGCCACCAAAAATCATAGATAAAAGTGTTCTTGACCCATTGGCCGAAGATATTCTTTGAGTATTAAAACCACCAGCGCTTCCCATTTATATTCTAATATAACATAAAAATTTTTATAAAGTTAAAGCCCTTTAAATAGCGGCTTGAACCAAATAGTATCCGTGGTAGCCAATCGCCGCCATACCAAGCAACATTAACATTTCAAAGAATTTCCTAGATGTGTCTAAACCCATGTAACCAATATATACTAACAACGGACCAACAAGTAATATGTGAATATAATTAACCCACGCACTTTTACCAAGCATCACCTTCTTGTAACCCAAATAAACGTGGTACACTATTATAAACGCGCCTAAACCTAAAAGAATTGGAAACATCCACTTGGGATTATTTGCTGCTTTTATGCCTACATATAGGAACAATGGACCTACTAAAAAGATATGGAATAAACTAACTATCATATGCGCATCTAACTTCATTTATATAAATAATAGATACAAATAATTGGTTTACAACTTCTTATTTTTAGAATTATTTAGAAAATATGCTAAACATATATTATAGATGAACTTAAAGGGCTTTAAGTATTCAAATGTTCAAAATCATATGCACGGCGGCAAGAAAATGACACACAAAGTCCACATTAAAAATGGTAAGGGATACAAAAGTGTAACACACATTAGACACGGGAAACGCGTTCATCATTCTAGAAAGGCACTATCTACTAATGAAATGGGTCTCATTAAAATTGGTAAATTCATTCCTGGACTATTTAAGGATGTAACAAATAAAACAAGAAAGCGTTAATTATTCATCGTCATCTTCTGATTCATCTTCTTCTTCTTCTGATTCATCTTCTTCTGATTCATCTTCCTTTAAATTCTTATGATTCATATTTGCTCTAGTATTTGCTTTTACTTGTTTTTTTACCTGCTTCTTTTTTTGCTCTTCGGCATCTAAATGATCTAGAGCACTTATGATAACCATTTCCTGATCTGATAATTTTTGAAATATTAAAACTTCGTCCATTTTAAATGTGTAATACCTATGCATAAAATTCTTACAAACAATAATTACATTATCATCTGTAATTTTGATGTCGCAGATTAAGCCACATTGATTTAGTTGTAAATTATTTGGATTCGTAATTGGAATCCATTTAATAAATGCACCGTGTTTTAGATCTCCAATTTCATCCACATATTTGTAACCTTTTAGTTTTCTCAAATAATTAATTAGCGTCTCCTTATCTAGCATTAGTTCTTTCAAAATCTTTAAATTTAATTCCATTAGTTTTCTTGTTGTTAGATTCATTATGCTGTCATTGTTGACGTTATCTAATGCTTTTGTTAATTTATTCATATCTAATTCATTGTTATTTCTAGCTGTCATAATGTATATATTAAAATAAGTTTAAATATTATTTGAATATATTATAAAATAATGACATTTTGTTCTTGGCTAAAAAATATATTTTGTTGTAATTGCTGTAAACCCAAATCTATTTTGGATTTAAAAAATGATGAATACAATACGATGGCAGATAATAATGTTACTGTGACATTTTATTCTGGGTCGCCAAATAGTAGCGATGATAATAAGAGATATAGTTTGAGTGATGAGTTTACTTATAATGATATTTATAGGTAATTTTATTTTGTTTAAAAGCACCTTTAGTTTAATACGCTTAACAGTCTAAGATCACTTCTTTACCAGTCGCTTAACAGTCGAAGACCACTTCTTTTTCAGTCGCTGCGCTTACCATCCACCGCCAAATGCGGATCCCCACGCTCCTCCACCACCTTCATTTGCCGCCATAACACCACCACCAAAACCTTCCATACCTGGACTGGCTGCTCCTACCAAAGGTGTATTATCTTGTTGATACATATTGTTATAATCTTGTTGCGGTTGTTGTTGACCTGATGGCAAAGAGTTAATTGATGTAGTACCAGGTGAAGTCATCATTGGAATATTTGCCACAGCACTTTGTCCCTGCGAAATGGGCTGCGAAACTTTTACATTTCCCTGACCCTTCTTACCCTTCTTTTTAGTATCCTTAGGCCCCTCCCATAATTCCATTACTCTGTCAACTATAATACTCACCTTCTCACCCAATTTGGTCTGAAGACTAAGAATGATGACCAACATTGCTAAAATAATATTGGTAACATCAAAATTCGCATATTTGGAACCACTGTATGTAGGGATAAATGTAATGATTCGGTGGATAATAAGTATTCCTAAAAACATAATAAAAACTTGACCAATGATTTCTGCTAAAATTTCAACATTGCCCTTCTCATCATCTGCTTCGGGTACAAATCGCTGCATTGCCTTGTTTAGAATAACAACTGGCACAAGCGCAATTGCCGCATATTGGACAATATTCAACATATCACTTTTGGAATCATCATTAAAATTAAATACGTGCTTAAAGAACCCCGGTTTTCCATTTGTTGACTTTGATAATTCTTCTAAACTTTCCATATTCCTTATATAGGGTATAATAAGAAATAAAAAGAATTATTATTAGGTAAAATCTTTTTATTGATCATTGGTCTAAGTAAACAGGATTTTCTTAAGTGAAAAGGAATTTTAGTTAAATGGTCTAAGAAAAGGAATTTTAGTTAAAACAAGTTAAAAATAATATTTTAACTAATTTACAAATCAATGGACACAAATAAAGAAGAGCAACAGTGTTTGGATGGAAATAAAGAAGAGCAACAATACCTAGATCTTATCAAAGACATTTTAGAAAGAGGTACTTGGGAGGAAGGTCGTAATGGCAAAACCAAGAGTATCTTTGGCCACTCAATGCGTTTCTCTTTATTAAACGGTCAGATTCCAATTTTAACCACTAAAAAAACCGCTTGGAAGACGTGTCTAAAAGAACTGTTGTGGTTTATTCGTGGAGACACTGATAATAAAATATTAAAAGCACAAGGTGTTCATATTTGGGACGGTAATTCTACTCGTGAGTTTTTGGATTCAAGAGGACTACAGAATTACGAAGAAGACGAGTTGGGACCGATTTACGGTTATCAATGGCGTCATTTTAATGCGCCTTATATCACCAATAAAGAGAAGAAGTTTGCTGAAGGGTTGCCTGAAAATGAGCAAGCTTATTACAACGTAAAAGGCGGCATTGATCAGTTACAGCAAATTATTGATGCGTTAAAAGATCCGGCACAGCGAACGAGTCGTCGCTTGATAATGACTGCGTGGAATCCTTGTCAGTTAGAGCAAATGGGTTTACCACCTTGCCATGTTATGTGTCAATTTAATGTTCACGATGGGAACCAGTTATCGTGTGCGATGTATCAACGCAGCAACGATGAAGCCTGTGGGACAAGTTTTAATATAGCTTCTTATAGTTTTCTTACTCATCTTTTAGCAAAACATTGCGGACTAGAAGCATATGAGTTTGTATATTTAAAAGGAAATTGTCATATTTATGAAGAACACGTAGATGGATTGAAATTACAAATTACAAGAGAGCCATATCCGTTTCCAACAGTTTCAATTAAACAAATTAGAGATAATATTAATGATTATCAAGTGGATGATTTTGTTTTAGAAAACTATCAACATCACGATCCTATAAAATTTCAGATGGTTGCTTAGACCCGCTGATTACGTCTCTTCCTACAATATCTTCTTGTTGGTCCGTGTGTGTATTTACACGAACTCTTTCTGACGCACGCAGTTCTCTTAACTTTTCGGCATTTGGACATTTTTACACGCTTCCTATATGTTCCTCGGTTCGGTGCTAAACGCCTTATTATCACTGAATGATTGCTTTCTGTATCTGGTGTTAAACGCCTGCTTCCGAGCTTCTTTTCCGAACGTATTTCTTGCATTTCTACATCTCCGGATGTAGAAGAAGGCTTGATCTTTCTTGTGAATAATCCCATTATTAAAAGTAGAGAAAACAAATTATAATTTAATAAGAAAAGTTGAAACTAAATTAGTAAGTTTTGCTCCACTTTTTTTAAAAGTGGACGCGTAAAGTATTTAGAAACAATTTATTAATAATAATTATAATAAAAATGAGCGCAAACCGATCCGTACAAGCAGCCCAACGAAGACGAGCAGGAGGTCCCGAACCTGTCGCCCCAGGGAGAGGTCCCCAGCCCTCTATTAGTTCCTCGCAAATTTTCACAGGCCAACCCCAACATCCCGCCAATGGACGTATAGCAGGCCAACAAGCCAATCTTCAGCAACAACAAATGCAACAACAACGCCAACAGCAAATGCAGCAGCAAGGCGGCGTGGATTCCGGTGTATCCAAGATTTCTATTGCGCAGGCAATTACGCTAATCACATTACGTTTAGGAAAGGCTGAATTACAATTGTACGAGCTGGCTCATCAAATGGCATCCGGTGGTGTAGGCCAAGGTTTCAGTTCTAGTGTTGAAGGGGCTGAAGGTGCTGAAGGAATGGTTCTTATTGATCAGAACTTAATTGACTCTATTATGTCTCGTCTGGAGTCGCTTGAGAAGCGGTCTACTACTAATGCAGTAGGAGGTAGTAATAGCGCTGATGTTACCTTGTTAAAACAGCAATTTGAGGCTATTAAGCCTTCTATTGCTCAGAATACTAAGACCACTACTGCTTTAACAAAGGAGCAGAAGGAACACAAGTTAGTCGTTGATGCTTTGAAAGCAGAGCTTGTTGAGACCAAGGAACTA